TGCTGGTTGCTAAAGGAGCAACAGTCAAGCAGGTTGCTAAAAGTATAGTGAAGGGCAAGATTTAATTTAGGTAGACAATAAAGATCGATTTCGCTATAATAGTTGAATAATAACAATACAACTTTAACTAAAGGAGCTGTTATGAGTTTTGTACGAATCAAGTCTGGTGCTTATCGCACTACTGATGTATCCGGTCGTGTATTTCAACTAGTAGACCAATTCCGCAGTGGCGCCAAAGGCGGCTATGTCACTGTCAAGAACAGTGGTCAATTCCCTGGCTTCCCTGAAGACATTCGTGTAAAAGTGAACAACATGAGCGATTACGAATTTGTGGGTGCCGACGAGTTCGAAGGTGAAGTAGCCACCGTTGATGCAGATGTGCAGGCGGTTGTAAACGACACCAAAACAGACGAAGAGCGTATGGCCGAGATCGCCGAGCGTTTCGAGATCCTTACAGAAATGACCAAGGCTGCTACAGCCGGCGACATTCGTGCCATGATTGTATCCGGTCCTCCGGGTGTGGGCAAGAGCTTTGGTGTTGAGCTTGAGATTGAAAAAGCTACTCTGTTGGATCAGATTGCGGGTCGTAGACTCAGAGCCGAAGTAGTCAAAGGCTCTGCTACTGCGATTGGCCTGTATCAAGCACTTTACAAGTATAGTGATCCAAATTGCGTGATTGTGTTTGATGACTGCGACAGTATTTTGCTCGACGATGTGTGCCTTAACTTGCTTAAAGGTGCTTTGGACTCAGGCAAGAAGCGTAAGATTTCGTGGTTGAGTGACAGCCGTATCCTTCGATCAGAAGGCATTCCAGACAGCTTCGAATTCAAGGGTAGTGTAATCTTTATTACCAACTTGAAGTTTGACAAAATGAAGAGCCAGAAGTTGCGTGATCACTTGGATGCACTGCAATCACGCTGTCACTACTTGGACCTTACACTAGACACCATGCGTGACAAGGTGTTGCGTATCAAACAAATTGCTAGATCAGGTGAACTGTTTAGTGACCTTGAACTCGGTGATGTAGCACAGGACGAGATCATTGGCTTTATGGATGAGAACAAGAATCGCTTGCGTGAAATGAGCTTGCGTATGGCAATCAAGATTGGTCAGCTGTACAAGAGTTTTCCTGCCAAGTGGCAGGCACTGGCTCAATCAACTTGTATGAAATCTGCGTAAGCAGACCACCGGGAGTTTTTGATAGCTCCTTTAGCTTCCGGAATTTGCCCCGCTTAGGTGGGGCTTTTTTTTGACTTTGCACTTAATAAGTAATATACTTACGCTATGAAAAGATTCCCGTCAGTTGAAGACTACATCGAAGTAATGAACGGTGACCGTAATCCCGAAACCGGAAAGATATACGACCTGTTCAGCAGCACGCCACCTATAGTAAGCCTGGCCAGATACGATGTGCAAATACTCGGCAGCATGAGTGCAACTACACAGAGCGGCCGCCCACTGACGGACCGTCAAGCTGACTTAGCGGTCAAACTGGTTCTCAAGTATCGCAGGCAACTGGAAAAACTAGACATTGATGTCTCCCCAGTTGAACACCCTACCTACAGACTGGGTATTAGACAAATTGATCGTCGTAGGTTATTGTATATTGACGACGATTCGATTGTTTTAAAGTTTCCTTACGAGACAACACTGATCAATGATTTAAGAGACTTATCTAAAATTAGTCAAGGTCGTTGGCGTTTTGATGCCGCTAATCGTGCCTGGAGTTTGGCCATTACAGAAACCAATGTGGTAGCTGCCAACGGCTTTGCTTGCAATCATCAATTTGAAATAGCACCCGAGTTAGCTAGATATATAGAGGCAGTAGAAGCCTGCGAATCCGAGCCGTATAATATCAAACTAGTTCGAACAGACAACGGTTTATCTATTACCAATGCTGCTAAATCTTTAATTGAAGCTATCAATAATTGGTGCGGATTTGATATCAGTAATTTAGATCTGTTAGTCGATATGGCTCCGGTTTATGGATATACCGTAGACGAACAGTTACAGATTGATGTCACTCTCAAGCACAACGCTAGAATCTGTAACTTGATGCAGGCACAAGAAACCAAGTTTACACCCAATAGCGACGTCTCAGTGTTTGAGGATGTTATTAAGTATGCTGACATTGCCAACAGATATCCCATCTATGTGTATGAGCCGGATATGAGTGGTAAACTGTTAGACGGATTTGTTAGAAAATACTTCCCGGAACAAGATGTGCATCAAGTGCAGACTTTAAAAAAGCCACAGGTCACAGTAGATAAAAAAGTAATTTATTTTAACAAGTTCAGTGCCAGTTGGAATCAACCTGTTCCGTTGTTGATCAGTGGTCAAGGTATGATGCACGGAGGTGAAAAATCTATGTTGATACAAGAGGCAGAAAAAGTTGTATATTTTGCTACAGAAGTGTATAATGTACACACACTGAAAAATAAAAAGTAATGCAGGCTAAACTATTAATTAGAGACGAAGTAAATGTAAAGATTGAAGGCTTGGATCTTAACACAAGAACGGCTCTGGTCAAACGATACAAATACGAAATACCTGGTGCCCGTTATCAGCCCAGTGTGCGTCTTGGTCGTTGGGATGGCAAGGTACCATTTTTTAATCTTGGCGGTACTACTTACATAAACTTACTACCTGAGATACTACCTTACTTGGATGAACAAGGCTACGACATCGAGATACAAGATACAAGAAGTTATCGCACTCAATTTGATTTTGCAACCGTAGACGAAAACACATACAATCACAAAACTTGGCCCAAGGGTCATCCTCGAGCTGGCGAAGCTATTGTACTTAGAGACTATCAGCCAGAAATTATCAATAGATTTTTATCCAATCCACAATGTGTACAAGAAGTAGCAACTGGTGCAGGTAAAACAATCATTACGGCTGCACTGGCTGATGCAGTCAGTGCTTATGGTCGTAGTATAATTATTGTACCTAACAAAAGTCTAGTTACACAAACCGAAGATGACTTTGTTAATCTTGAACTAGATGTTGGTGTATATTTTGGCGATAGAAAAGAATACAATCGTACACATACAATATGCACTTGGCAGAGCTTGAACAACTTGCTCAAGACCACCAAGAATGCTGAAGCAGACATCACTATAGGCGAGTTCTTAGAAGGCGTAGTAGCAGTTATTGTAGACGAAACACATCAAGCCAAAGCCGATGCATTAAAGACATTACTCAGCGGACCGTTTGCACAAGTGCCCATCCGTTGGGGATTAACAGGCACTATACCCAAAGAAGATTATGCCAAACAAAGTATTAACTGTATGCTTGGACCAGTTGTGGGACAACTAAGTGCTAGCGAATTACAAGAAGCCGGACATCTAGCACAATGCCATGTGAATGTAGTGCAGTTAGTGGATCACAAGGAATATGCGAACTATCAAAGCGAACTAAAATATCTAATAGAAACCAGCGAAAGACTAGATTACATCGCTAGATTGATAAGTACTATTGTTGATTCGGGAAATACACTTATTCTAGTAGATAGAATTAGCGCAGGGCGAGCATTAGCCGAACGATTGCCAGGTAGTGTATTTGTAAGCGGAGCAACCAAAGCCGGAGAACGCAAAGAGCATTATGACGAAGTGGCAGAAGCATCAAACAAAATCATCATCGCCACTTACGGCGTTGCTGCTGTTGGTATCAATATTCCCCGCATTTTTAATCTTGTTCTGCTTGAGCCTGGCAAGTCTTTTGTACGAGTTATACAAAGTATTGGGCGAGGTATTCGCAAAGCTGAAGACAAAGATTTTGTTCAGATCTGGGACATAACCAGCTCCTGCAAGTTTGCCAAACGGCACCTAACAAAAAGAAAAGCTTTTTACAAAGAAGCCAACTATCCATTTAGTGTTGAAAAGGCCGAGTGGGAATGATAGTAGTATGCGGTGACAGCTTCATGGCTCCAGATCCTGCTGCACCTGGTCGCCATTTCAGCGAGATAATGGGTGCTATAAGTTTAGCCCGTCCGGGATGTGGCAATATAGATATTTGTTTTCAAATCCAAGAAGCTATTAAACTTGGTGCACACCGTGTGATAATAGGCACAACAGATAGCGCACGAACAGAATTACGAATGACTGATGACACCTTACTTGGTTTGAGTTTGCAAAACTTTCGTAATGGTGATTATATAAGTGATACTATTCCTACACTAATTGGCGAGGAACTGGATATTCAAGACAAACACTGTATAGAACAATCAAGAAGAGACACAGTTAAAAGATATTTTGTAGACATGTATGATAGTGTTTTGAAACACACAACTGATATGTGGGCTGTAGGATATTGGTGCTGTCAACTGGAAAGACATAAGATTCAACATCAGATATTACCAAGAAATTTTTGTATATACACATATGCTCAAGCGTATCCTAATGAGCCATATACATTTCATACTGACTTTATCATACAAGAAAAGGCAGCAATTTTACTTTTACAACAATGAGAATACTAACACTAGATAACACAGCCTATGAACTCAACGAAGTTCCAGATGAAGTAGAAGATTTAAGATTCGCAGTATTAGATAATTCAGATGCTAGAACACCAGATTACTTTTATATTCCGTTAATTTTTTTAGAGAGTTTTAACAGTCCTGCACTAGTTTTAAGAATAGGAGCAAGCATAATTAAAATGCCAGTTGATTGGAATGTGCTTATTGGTGAACCAGATCTAGGTGATCTTGAAGTTGTTCCATTGACCAGCATAAATGATCGTGGTTTCAGTGTGTTTTGTTTCAATCCCATTTCTAGTTTCAAACCTGAGTTTCAACAGATCGAAATTGTTGATATCTATCAAGATGTAAAGTGGTATTTTCCTAAACTTAAACCAGGACAGCTATTAGCAGTACCTTTAGAAACAGGCGAACAAGAACCTTTGTGTGCTTATTTTGTTAAGGATATATCAAGACAAAGTGAGGTAGTGGACTATGGAAAATGCTGGTAGATTAGAACCTGGGGCGACCTATGTTTACGAAAGACACGACGGTGTTGTATATGCAAGAAAATTTGGAGACCCTTCCAATCAAAGATTTGAAATAGGTAGAGATTACGATAGCCAATCTGTATTTGATGATTTACAGGAAGCCCGTTTATGGGGTGAAATTCATCGTGCTGCGAAAACCAATCCTGCTTTACAAGATGCTGTAGATCGTGTTAAACTAGTGTATGCACTTAGCCAGCAAGACGATTCCATACCACATCATCCAGTATGAGCGATAAACTAAACATAGCCAACGAAATGCGAGCCTTTGATACCAAGGATCGCTACTTCTATCGCGATCTCACTGACGAAGAACGCAAAAAATTTAGCAATTATCTAATGATTCGTTGGGGTTCAAGTGTACAAGGTAGCTCAGAACTACAGCAATACTATCTATTGAGTTGCAATGAAAATCTAAACAAACATTTTTTTGATCTAGCAAAATATCCAGAACTACAGTGGTTATCGGCAACAACAGTAAGTCCGGGAATGGGATCATTTAGGCATGATTGGATCAAACAAAAGAAACGCGAAGGTTCAAACAACAAAGCAGTTAAGTTTTTGAGACAGATCTATCCGGAATATAAAGAAGATGAATTAGAACTGTTGGTAAAAATTAACACACCAGAAGAACTTAAACAGTTAGCTAGAAAACATGGATGGGATGACAAGCGAATCCGAGCAGAACTTTAAGTGTAAATATTGTGAGCGGCTGTTCAGAAAAGAAAGCACACTGGCAGCACATCTATGCGAGCCTAAACGACGCTGGCAACAAGAAACCGAAACAGGAGTTCAATTTGGACTTAGATCATATTTACAATTTTATGAAACTACACAAGGTAGCGCACAACTTAAAGGCTATACGGACTTTGTTGCAAGTCCGTATTACAATGCTTTTGTTCGGTTCGGTAGACACTTGGTTGCTATTCGCTGTGTTAATAGCAACAGCTATACAGCTTGGTTATTAAAGAACAATAAAAAATTAGATCACTGGTGCCAGGACAAATTTTACGAAGAATGGTTATATGAATATATCAGAAAAGAAGCGGTCCAAGATGCACTTGAGCGCAGCCTCCGAACCATGGAGGAGTATGCAGATGGAGATAGTGGGCTTGCTAGTTTCGGCCATTATTTTAAGTACGGCAATCATAATAGGATTTGTCATCATATTACCACTGCTCGCATTAGTCCTTGGGTTGTTTACAACTGCAATAGTGGCATTGAGTTTCTCGACTCTCTTACTGAGGAGCATCTGGCCATTGTTTTTCCTTACATTGATCCTGATTATTGGAATCGTAAGTTCAAAGATTACATGGCCGATGTAGAGTGGTGTAAACACATCTTAAAAGAAGCAGGACTATGAAATTTTCAAGTGATATTGATATAGATGTGGGCAATAGAGATCAAGCTCTTGCTGTAATCAAACATACTGCGGCATCAATCATACGCGATGGCAAAATCACCAAGCACAATACAGGTGTTTATTTTACAGAAATTCCTCAAGATCCTTTCACAAATCAAGCCAGTATTGACTATCAAGCAGCAGAAGAATTGGGTTACATAAAAGTAGATGTTCTAAATGTAGGGTTATATCAACAGATCAAAAGCGAACAACACTTACACGAACTAATGAGTCAAGAACCTGCTTGGGATAGACTGTATGATCCAGATTTTTGCAGTCGGCTTATTCATATAGGCGCACATTATGATACGCTAATTACAATGCCTGAAGCTGTCAATTCGGATGTTAGACTCATGATGTTCTTGGCCGTCATAAGACCTGCAAAGAGACACTTGATTGGCTTACTGTGGAAAGAAGTTGCAAAAACTATTTGGGATAAACCTGAGGATGGGAGTTACGCATTCAAACAGTCGCACAGTTGCGCCTATGCAAGACTTGTTATGATACATATGAACTTGCTTAGCCAAGCCGACGCACAAGAGTAATTGACCTACGTTTGCTGCGTTTGGCAGCAATTTCTTTTAGGCTCACTTGCGGGCCAAACTTGATCGCCACATCTTTGCTGTTCATAGTTTTTACAACAGTTCTGAACGGCGACCATTCTGCCTTTAGAAACACATTGATAGGAATCAATCTATTACTTTCCCACCACCAAGTTTCTGCCAGTTCTAAAAACTGCTGTTTTTGCTCTAGAGTTCGCAAGGCTCCGTAATCGTATATAGTAGTAATTACTTCGTCAAGATTTTGTATCACACCAATATATTCATTGCCACCGTATATGAGATATGTCAAGAAAGGATACTGCTTTAGTAATTGCTGGTAGTTGGGTTCGTCCATTTTTCAATAAATACAAGATAATGCAAATTCTAGCTTATTTATACCCAAATACAGTCACGGTCCAATTATGGGATCAGACCATTTTCATACCAAGGAACAGAGTCGTGTACAGTCGCCCAATTAAAATCTATCAAGGCATAGACAATCCTATGCAAGTTGTAGTGCTAAATCAAGACCAAAAACCTGTTGATCTTACAGGATATTTGGTGCAAATGGATATTCAAGATCCTTTAAAGCAAGGCAGTGTAGAAAGTCTGCCAGTTACATTTACCAATATTTTAAAAGGTCGCGGAGCATTTACTATACCTAGAGATGTTGTAAATGCTTTAGATCAAAGATTTTATAAAATGACACTAAAACT